AGGCGCATCTTATCTTCAAGTTTGTCAACAAGCTCAACGTCAGTGATATTATATTCAATGAATGACTGATAATCTTTCTGATACCATTCTTTAAATGTCTCAAACGGATTTCCGTCTTTTCGTTCTCCTAATTCAACGAATGCAATGTGATCCAACGTATAACGCTCTTGGTTCGTATAAGTGAACTTACGATACAGGTCAAAATAATCTAAAGCAGCGATGCCATATATCGTGTAGATTTGATGGCGTCTACCCATCTGATAAACTTCACGATCATGAACTCTGCCCCAAGGGGAGAGAGCCTTGACAGACTCCTCATCAAATACTTTTGCGAGACGATTACATAGATAGGGGATATCAAAGAACTCTGTGTTCCAACCAGTGATAACGTCTGGTTCGATAATAGACCATTGATGCACAAATTTACGGAGCAAGTCTGCTTCGTTTCTACATAGAACATAAGTTACATCATCACGATAGTTTTGAAACTCATGCAAGCCCCAAACCATGATTTTTTTGTTTTGGTGATTTTTGAGGGTGATTGACAGAAGAGGTTCGTTTGCTTCTTTAGGATCAGGAAACCCATTCTCACACTCTACCTCAATGTCAATGGTGACAATACAAATCTTGTCTTTGTCCCAAGGAACATCGTCTTCATATTCGTCACTGATAAAACAATACCCATATTGATTATTACCAAAAACTAAATCTTGGTTTTTACGACTGTCATACCAATCCTTTGCCTCTTGAATAGAATCAAACGGATGCGGAGATACATGTCGGCCATCTAAAGTTTTGTAACCTGTGGGTTCATGCACTAGGTCAAAAAGTGTTGGTTGATACCTAATCTTTTTCTTGATACGTTGACCGTTTTCAACACCTCTATAAAAGATAGTGTTGCCCCACTGAAGCACATTTGTATAAAAGTCCATTATCAGACTATAACACCTTTGTGGTTATTTGTCAAGAGACATTGGCGTAGTAATTAAATAATTTCTCTGTGGATTTACCATAACATTTAACAACCTCATGAGTTTACGATTAAGCAAAACGTCTGTTGAAAGATCATCTCTATTGTCTAATCCAAATTGCACTTCGCCATAATTTGATCCTGCAAATTCAAATTCAAGTTCTGCAATGTATCTATCATCTTGACCAGCTCCCGTAACAGTGGTATAGGTGCCTACAAGTTTTGTTGTTATGGTTTTATTATTGGTTGTGAATGTAATTTTTTTACCATTTACTTTTATGTCTTCGGCATGAAGAACAGGCATACCAGAATTACCAGTGTCAAATTTTGCCGTGAGATCGCCAAAGGGTTTTATAGTCACAACCTCTTCCCATCCACATTCATTAGGGATAGTGTATCTTACTTTTGGATTACTAAAGTGGGACAAAACATCTTTTACGATATTTTTGTTATTTGCTTTCTCTATATTTTCTGTGCCGGGGGAACTGTTAACTTCTAGAATGTAAGGTGGTTGTGTTTTTGGATTTTTTGATGGAATGAAATCTACACCAGCGAAAAGTCCACCTATCGCTTTTGCGGCGAGAATACACTGCTCCGATTCTAGTTCAGTAAGATCATACGTTGTTACCTTGGCTCCTTGTGAAGCATTGCTTCTAAAATCTCCCTCAACAACATCTCTTCTCATTGTCGCAATGACTTTACCACCAAGAATTAAAACACGAACATCAAATTCTGTCTTAATATATTCTTGAATGAGAATATCTGTATTCTCATCTTGTTTAAAAAGTAACTGAACTAATGAATTAAGTGAACGTTCAGACTCTACAAAAAGAACACCAACACCTTTAGCTCCTCGTAGAGTTTTTAGAATTATTGGAAACTGTGTTTCTAGTTCATTATAAGCTCTTTCAACATTATCTTGATTTGGAAGGAGAACCGTTTTGGGTTGGACCAAACCAAAGTCTTTTAATTTAAGATAAGAACGATACTTATCTGTTGCAGTTTCAAGAGCCTGTCTACTATTGACAACACAATATCCCGCCCGTTGCAACTGTGTAATAAGGTCGAGGTGACTGTCTCTATCTGGTGTTCCTCGCACAAATATTACCGTGTCACTAGGATTAATTTCAAAGCCTTTATCATCATCATTTTTGTGTATCGTTCTGGTATTGTCGTTATAGACAGTATATGCCCCATCAAACGGAACGACATATGAAGGGTAGTTTAGTTTCTTTGCTTCCTCTTCAATACGTTTTGCCGTGGTTGAGTCATTAGAAATTACAACAACACGATAACTTTCACTCTTTTGCTCTGTTATGAAAGACTTGAAGTTTTCCAAGATACTAGTCCCGTTTTTTACCTATGTTGTATTTTGTCTCAAGTGTCCAATCAGACTTTTCTTTATATGATATAACTTTAATTTGACTCAGAGGAGCCGATGGTTCAGTCTTACCTAAAACCTCAACCAATCCCCAATCATCTAAAAGGTTAACAATTGTATTTCTTCTCGCGATATCATTCTCTGATAAGTTTGTATTTTTACCGTCCAATGCAAACAGTTCTTTAAAATGAACGATATAATACTTGCCTTGTTTATGTAAAATATGACAAGACTGATATAACTTTTTTTCTTTTCTTGAAGCAACTCCAATACGAGAGAGTGTTTCTCTTACTTTTAGAAAATCATCTGGTTCTTTCAAACCAACCTCTAACATATCATTTTGTGACCAACTAACTTGTTCCATTTTTTCCGCCTTTTCTTGTTCTTCGTTTTATGGCAGAAATTTGTTCATCATCAAGTATATCAAGAGCAACCTTTGCTTTTTCATTACTGTAGCCATAATACTCTTTCACATACTCTAGATCATCCAATTTCTTCGCCTTCATCCAAGGAGAGAATCGTTTCCTTGGTCGTAGACTATTTAGGAAAAAGTCAAATTGTAGTTTGTTATCAACATGTGGTATTTGGTTTACTTCGTTAACGAATAGTATAGTGTCTTGAAAAGGCATAAGACATTTGTTGACAATAAAAGGTGGATATTTTTTCTCCCACGTTTCATCATCACTATCCATCAAAGGTTCTTTTGTTTGGTTGATTGCGTTTAGATAATCTTTTAATTCATACATGTATCAAGTTCTACCACTGTCGAAACCTATGGCACCATAAGCTTCTTCCATACTCATTTCTGTATTTACTGTGTTTCTCATGTCCTCTTCATTCGCATGATGGATCAACATCAACTCTTTTCGTAAACACGAATCAACAATTTCACCAAAAGATTGAGCTCTAGGTCTTGGCATCGTGCAGAACATGTAAACTAAAAGTTCTGCTCTTTCACCGATTAAATCTCTGACCTTTTGCCTGTCATTAGTTGTTTGGTGTTTATAAGAATCTGTCCCATAGATAGAATGAAAAAGACCGGCGTCTTGAACGTGATCATCTGCGCCCATAGTTTTTAGTTTATCTCTTACACCCACTAGATGCTCGAACAAACTTTGATTTTTGTGAGGCATACTTTCAGTACCGGCCTCTCTAAGAAAATTAATCTTTGTAGAAGTCAAGTCGTTCATCACTTGGATCATCCTTCCAACATTTAAATACAATAACACTTCTCAACTTATAACAATCTATATGAATAGGTTGAGCTTGGTGTAATCTCTTAGCAGGGAAAACAACTAATCTGTTACCTGTATATGCAACATGTTTTTCCACTTCACTAGTGTCTTCATTCCAAATAATAGTGCCACCACCCCAATCTTTACGCCAACTCATTAACGGATAATACATCATTGTAAAGTCGCCGTCGTCACGATGAGGCCTTGGTTCTACTCCATATGTATGAGCATTAAAATAAATTCTACGATATGTGTGAACACCATATTTTTTTTCAAGATCATATTTATTCATCAGATGATCCCACAGTGGTATTAACCACTCGAAACCATTATTTTCTATCTCAACTTTTGCGCGACCGGCCAAACGATGCCAGTGATATATCTCTTCTTTTCCATTAGATTTGTGATAATACTGCCACATAAATTCTTTATCTGACATAATGTTGTCAATGAGTTGAGAATCAATTTCAGGCAGAACGTTGTCATAAACATCAATTGTCATAATAACCTAACCTTTCACTATTGCCACCATCTTTACCAGTTTTATAAACAACGACATACCTCGCGTCTTTACATACTCTGGCAACAGGCTCAGGTCTGTGCCAGTGCCAACCATCAAACATGACTAACCTATTACCTTTGTACAATACATGTTGTAAAACTTCTAGTTTCTCTATGTTATCAACACCATCAATATTTGGTTCCCATATAGTTATACCGCCGCCCCACTGTTGATGGTCCCAATTTAATTGAGGATAATACAATAAAGTAAAATTACCATTGTCAGGATGAAGGTGTGGAGCTTGACCATGCGTGTGAACATTAACGTAACAGTCTATCATCTCATCAATACTAAAATGCTCTTTTAAATTACCGTTGATAAACAATTGCTCCCATAATTGAACACACCATTCATTACCAGTTTTTTTCAAATCATTTTCATTATGACCAAATTTTTTAATCCAATGATAATTCGGTCCAGACTTTGGCTCCCAATCTCCCCACTTTAATCCCTTTGGTAATTCTAAAGGATAATAATTAGTGGACATAGAGAGACTTCTACCACCCCATCTATAATTCATACTACGAACAATATTTTCTATTGACTCTGCCCACTCTTGAGACAACACATTGTCTATAACATATACACTCATTTGAACTTCGCCCTCTCCATGATATAGCATTTGAAAACTATGACACTTCTTAGTTTAGAACAAATCCTAGATACTGGCATTGCTTGGTGCAATCTTCTCGCAGGGAAAACAAGCAATCTATTACCAACGTACTCAACATGTTTATCAATGTCTTTCGGCATCTCCTTTTTAGATTGGTCATGCTCGTCCCAAACAATAGTTCCACCACCCCAATTTTTTTGCCAATTCAAAATTGGATAATATATCATGGTGAAATCACCATCATCAATGTGTGGTTGAGGCTCCACACCATGAGTGTGTGCGTTAAAATAAATCCTACGAAAAGTATCAACATTATACCTCTCTTTGAATTTGTATTTTTCCATCACATAATCCCACACAGGGATCAACCACTCAAACCCGTTTTCTTTAAGACTCTCCTCATCTTTACCAGCATTTCTGTGCCAATGATATATCTTTTGGGATTTATCTGACTTATGTTGATATTGCCACATAAATTCTTTATCAGTTAATACATGATGCATGTACTGTGCATCATATAATTCAAAAACATTATCATATACATTAATCACTTAAACTTTGCCCTCGCCATAATCTCTGTTAAGCAGGCAAGAGAATTAATCTCTTGATCAGCGACAAACGATGCCTTATATTGATATTCAGCCAGTATAACAACAATGTGGGGAATACTAGAACCATCCACGTTATCATAAAGACTGTCGTAAAGAGAACGAAACAAGCGCGTTGGATCATTGTCCAAGTTATTGACCACCCACTCACGGACATTTGTAAACTCCTTATTTTTCATGAAACTGATTAATTGTTCCATGTTATCACTTGTAATGTTTACAAGCACTCCAGCGTCTATTTTACCCGATACAGAATAACGTTGTAGTTCGTTTAAAACTCTACGCCAGTCAGGAAAATATTTTTGCACAAGAGAGACAACCGCTCTTTTGTCAAATTCTATATTTTCTTGTTTTAAGATATTTAGTGCGCGAACAAAGAACTCACCCTGTAAAGTTTGTTCTTCATCTTTAGGGATTGCAAAATCATATATCGGGCATCTAGATATAAGCGCAGGGATAATCCTGTTAACATAATTACATGTGAAAATAAAACCACAGTTGGCAGAAAATTCCTCAATCATCCCGCGTAAGGCAGGTTGTGTTGAAGCAGGATTTAAGTGGTCAGCCTCATCTATAATCAAATATTTTCGCCCACCGTGTAGGGAAACTGTAGAGGCAAAATTTTTCAGCTTCACTCTCAGGGTATCTATCCCAGATTCTTCACTGCCGTTTATCATCATATATGTGCAATCAAGTTCTTCAATCAGTGCTTTGGCAGCGGTTGTTTTACCGCAACCCGGCTTACCAGAAAATGTGA